GTGGGAGGGAGATAATCCCTTTCCATCTACAGGTAGATCGAGAAGAGACCTTCTCACTGGATTTTATACACCGACACACCGGTGTCCACCAAAAGGTGAGTTTTCCACAACTCTCATCACGACTTAACGATCCTGAGAGTTCCATATAACGCTGTCACGACTTAACGATCCCAACGCAGTGGTAATTATGCAGGGGGTGGATAAATTCCACAAATTCGCAACGTTCCTCCGGTAGGACCTTGCAATGTGCCATCAGCAAGAGCAACAGTACTTCGATATGATGGGGCCAGGCAATGATAGCGGAAATCATCTCCAGCCGCAGTGAAGATGTGGATCTTCACACCGACCGGAACACGCACGAGCAAACAACCATTGTAAGCTGGAGCTGGATTTGCGTAAGAACCGCCGTCCACTCTGGCGACTGCCAGCATGTTGAATTCCGTGTAGAACGGAACACTTACGTCAATGAAGCTACAGGATCCAACTGGATACATCACTTCGCGAGCCAATAACGGAGGTTGCGCAGGAGCACGAACTCTCTGTCCGACCACGACTCTAGCTTCACCCGCATTTGCGGCTAAAGCTTCATCGAAATCGTTAGGTTTGCTGCAAGGGACGTAAGTAACAGTACAAAATCCAGAGGATTCAGCATAGATCCTGTATTTCAACGTTCCTGACCAAGCTGCGTACATTTGTCCAATCTTGAAGTCCGGAGTGACTCCAATAGTGTAAACAGTGCATTCAACCATGTCCAAACCATGTCGTTCATAAACCAAACTGCTCTTATCAAAGTCTGTCAAATTGTAACGTCGCAACTGCTCATGAATATCTTGAATTGTATACTCGAACTTTTCTCCAAGCTGAACTCTTTGAGGAGCACCTTCCACTTCGGCTTCAGTACTGGTAACAGTCTGAGAAACCTTTGCAACATTCACGTCTTCAGCTTCAGCAACGAAAACCAAGCGCGTGGGAGCAGGAGGATTGTCCGTAAACGAGTGAATGGAGACACTATTCGGAACAGTGACCCTAACATTTCGGAAAGCAACTTCGACAATGACTCGAACAGTCGTAGAAACAACTTCGGAAGCAGCACGCAATTCGTTCAAAACTGACAGATGCAGAGAACCAAAGCGGTACGAATTTGTGGAAACTTCATTCGCGTAACTCCGGATATACTCCTGTGTGTTGTTGTATGGTACTACTACTTCAACCACTGAACAATCATTATTGAAATCCAGAACCTGACTGTACAGAGCTTGTTTCTGAGCTGGCGGAGAATCAACACAACCATAGTTGATCGACGCTAGCAAACGACCAGAGTGGAACTTAGTACGAATAGCATGAAATCGATACACGATATCGCAATGCAGAAAACGAAACTCATTGAGAACTGCTGCATTCATTGGAATAATATCAGAAGCAAGCCATGAGGTGCGCCGAGCGTCATCACGAACAATTGAACTGAAATCGAACGTTCGAAGATCAGTACCATCAGGGTTACCGACAGACCAATCCACAAAATCCAACATACAAAAGCGACCGCACAGACCTTCAATCGTGGTTTCATCTGGATCGCGAAAAGCCAGAGGTTGTCGACTCAATTCTTGCGGGTGCATTCCCATACCTACAGTAACTTCTGGTCCATTGATTTTACTCATAGAACAGAACTGTGACATAATCGGAATTCCACCACCAACAAGAGGAGGATTGTCCAAAGGCATTGTCTTCGCATCGACTTTATTCTTTGCTGTCTGAGTAGTTCCACCAACTTTTACTGGAGCTTGAATTGGCATACTACCAGCAACGCTGCCTACAGAATAGTTGTTGGAAACATTGGTGGTAGAAATATTCGAGCCTTGGGCAAGGAAAGTAGTATCACTAGACAACATCCGACCTGCCAGAGTACCAGTACCACTAGTAAACCCATAGATTGGGCGCAAATTCGTAGCAGAGGGGGGCAAAGTTCGAGGGATTCGGCTGACAGTGGAAATCTTAGAATAGACTGAAATACCACAATCCGAAGGAAGAGTCTTTGTAGTTAAAGAAGAATAAACCCCAATAAACAAAGTACCAAGACTGACTTCTCCACCATGGTCATGAGCATACTGATTGTCAAGAAAACTACGGAAGAATCTGAAAGGAATCTTGAGAACAGCTGAAGCGTTCGCATCTGGGGAGAGTTTCACGTGGGGTAGCATCAACCAATCACGATAGTACGGGAGAGTAGTGACCAAAGGAGCAAAACCCATAACAAGACAGCCTGCTTGAGTTGGAGCACCATTTAACTGCAACATAACTTCAACATCGGGCTTAGAAAGCAAGAAATTTTGAAAAGGCATGTTTTGCAGATTGTTCTGGTCACCCAGACCCAGTAAACCAAAAGGAACAGGAATCGTAGTGATAACAGTTCCAGCACCTGAAGTACTACTCCAGTTATACTGAGAACGTCTCACAAAACTGTCTGGACCCATTTGCAAGCCTGCCGGATCTTCAGAAACTGAGCGCATATCAGGTGCTTCTCCAGGTTCAGCGTTATCCACAGACTCCGAAATGGTTTCAGGATCAAAGGTCGTTAAACCAGGATTCTCCAACACTTCTTCTGCTTCAGCATGAAAACGGTAATCTGCACCAGAATCAACAGTACGATTTGCAACAACAACACGCAAACTTTCCCAGGGTGGTAACTGCAAAGGCAATAGTCCAACTCGTTCCAAAGCATCATTGATTGAATTCAAGTAGAAGGTGTAATATTCCTTGTCCCACTGAGACGCATATTCCACCATCTGTTGACATTCAGCTCGAATGGTAAGATTACTATTACGAGTCCAATGCAATGAGTTCTCAAGAGTCTCCTTTCGCAACGCTCCGGAATAATGACCTTCAACCAAACGAGGACAATGACCTAAAAAGAGGATCTCTCCAAACTTGTGGTATTTCTCATCCAACTCACGGTCCTTCACAGAACTAGTGTAGACCTGACCCAAATGGACCATGTCATCGCGGATCATGAGGGGGTTCCATTCAATCTGCGGACTTACCGCTAAAAGATGATCATCACCCAAAATAACCAGACGACAATAGTCATCGAAAATCTTGTCCGGAAAGCGACACTTGAAAGCATACCTGAAATAAATTTCGGCGGTCAGACAATTCAAAATGGTTGTGAAGAAACCCCCACTGGCATTGTTGCTCAAAGTCCGTATCTTCCAATCTCCAATAAGCAGAGGCACACATGTCTCATGAGTTCTCAAATGTTCAACCAAGATCGAGTGATCTTGCAACTGTTCAACTAGACACTCCAAAATCCAAAAACTCTCGTCCATTACTTGTCTCTGGTGGCGTAGATCATATTCGGAAAAATCTCCATCTACCACCCGGTTTTTGAAATGTCTCAACCTCTGTAGGATCTTCATAAAATCGTAAGACCCAGGGTTAATTCCTAAAGCAAAAGCATGCTTCGGGAAAGATGTGTTGAACGCTGCGATGACAGATCCATAGAGCATTCGGCAGACAACATTGTAAGTCACATCATCACAAAAAGTAATGCGTGTGTTCACTTTGTCAATTTTGGACCTTGAACGAACTTCGTCTTTCATATACCCAACAAAGACTTTGTCGAAAGACTCTCCTCGTCGAACACGCTTCATGACTTCCTTAACATGGTCACGAAACAGAGGATTGTATTTTCCTTCGCCTTCATCATGCCAAATCAATTCACGCTTACCGCGCTTTCGAACGAAATAACAATAAGGAGAACCAGCGGAAGTACTAGTAGCCACAGGAGACATGACACCAGGAATACCAAAAAGTGCTTCTTCAAACGTAAGTTCTCTGAATCCACCAGTACCGGAATAATCTAACCCTTCCTTCAAATTTTCAACAATCTCAAGAGAGCATTGCCGCAGACGATTCGAGTCAAGTTTCACCTTAGGTGCTCGGGCCAATCGAACGATAGCTTCTTCCACAGGATCCTTCCCCTGAGATCTAGGGTCAAGCTTCGACATGATCGCGGGCTCTTTACTAGACACGAAAGGCAAAAATTCAGAAATAATGCTTCGTTTCAACTTTGTCTTATCACACATGTGAATACGTTCACTCTCGGAGGATGGGCAAATGTGAAGCATATTAGGACATTCATCTTCCATTAGACGTTCAATCAGACTTGCTTCTGCTTGAAATTCCTTAACTTCACCGGCATCATCTGATGGCAGTTTCTCCACAACTTTTGGTCTAATGTCATCGCCAATTGCTTCCATGATCATCTCGAAAGAAACCCGGACTCCCAAACCAACAGGTTCTGTCTTGTCCAACGTCCCAGCGACATGAATACCAACACAACGATTTATGTTCTTACCGGAGCTCAGCATGACAGGAGTTCCACAATCACCAGGCGACGTCATAGTTCGATAACGGAAACCGTCGTTCAAGTATAACATTTGACCACCATAAGAATAAGGCTGCACATCACGTCGAGCAGTAGTCCATCGCAATCCATCAGCTGTACGCATCATCATATCAAATCCTTCTTCAGGGAACTCTTCGTCCTTGACGAACCTAGAAATGATGTTCCTAAACTGGGGGCATTGAGCGTTTTGAACCTTGATGAACAATAAATCGTGTGTAACTTCTCCAGTCTCTGGATCTTTACAAGACAATGTATCAGCAGGATCAAAAGGCCATGAATATTCATGGTCTTTGTAATTCAAAGTCATGGTTGAGCCTGGGCGGAGAGTTTTTCCTCCCGCGAACAAGCAGTGAGCGTAAGTCATGAGCCACTTACCAGCGACTGGTACAACCTTCACATTAATGTCTTCGAGTTCCAGAATGCATGTGTCAATGTGCTGAGCACCTTCTCCATACATAACAGATCCTTTGGTCCATCTAGATTTGCCGCCAGCTTTATGAGACACTTTCTTGCGGGGTTCAGACTCAACTCCAAAAGTAACCTTCTCGGCTTCTTCTTTCTGTTCGTCAGTGTCCTCAGTACCCTTAAGCCACTTGGAAACTCCGTACATAGCACCCACCATAAGTCCTACCAAAACAATGGAAGCCAGAACTTTACGTCCCGTCGACCACTTCTTGATCTCAGCAGGTGGAGGATCAATTCCAGTATACCAAGCGTTATCACGGTCTGAAGTAGCACGGCGATAGGTTTCTTCTTTGAAAGCATTGAAATCAGGCCATCCATCCCCTTCAGAATGATATGACATGTCTTCACTCGGGGCTTCAGAACTAGCATCGCCAGCAGAAAACTCTTCAATGTCAGAGGCTTCAGATTCAGCGTCAACAACGAGAACACAATTCTTACATAAGTTTTCATCATTGAGCTCTTCCGTAACAAATTGACATTTGACACAGTGCTTGCGCTTCTTCTTCTTCCCTTCGGCGACAAACTCCTCTTGCTTGTTCGTAAACAAACTCGCAACAGCAGCTAAAACACCTACGGGTTTCCCAGGAACACAACATGTCTTTCGCAACTCACTGTTCAACAGTTCTTCAACTGGGACAGTGCTTTGATACAAGTCTGTGGCATCCTGTTTTAAAACTTCAGATAAAGCCTTCTTGTCTTCATATAACACTTTAACTAAGCCGCAAATGTTATCAAACGAACTCCATGGTGAGCACTTGCTTTCCCAACCTGGGAAGTAAATACTCGGAATCAACCTGAATTCAATATGCTTCTTAGCTGCAATATCATCTGGCGGAATCTTCTTCATCTCCAAAATCATCTTTCCTTCCTTCATAACACAATACTGTTCAAAATCTTTATGTACTCGCACTTCAATAACAGCATCTCTGCGTCGCTGAATGGCGTCAGAATCAAATCCTTCTACTCGATCATGAGGCGTGTTGTTAAGAGTCACAATACAAGGACTAGTGAAACACTGGCCTTTGACTCCAACTAAAGGATCATCAAGAGTAGGCTGATTGACACGAAATGGAGCGGAACTGGCAGCTGTCAGATACATACGTGCTGTACTCTCACGAGCTTGTTGTCCACCAACCAAAAATTCATCAACCAACAAAACATCTTGATTTAAATAACCAGAGAAAAAGTCATCATCAAGAGTCTTCATAAAAATTTTTGAAAAACCCAACCGTTTAACCATATTGTCAACATACAAGGTTTTGCCAATACCTGGCGGTCCACACATGTGCATAACAAATGGTTCAGGTCGTTTCGCACCGTCATCTCTAAACTGATTCAATCGAATGCGAATTTTCTGCAATTTCAAAAAGATACCTAGGACAATAGATCGTAACCCAGAGTACTTAACAGAATTCAGTTGATCCAATAGTTCATTACCTTCCCTCAAACGTTCTTGAATCTGATCATAAAAGTACTGTGAAGCAACAACTCGAGGGACAGTGGAAAATTGGAGAATAGCATTAGATGCTGCTCGCCAGTTACCAGCAAGATACTTGAGCCGATACTCTTCAGTTCCAAACTTCCAAGCTATGGAGTCCTGAATGACACTAGGAAACAGCGTAAAAGCGCATGCACCAAGATTTGCCAATACAGTTCCGCCAGCCATGAGAGCACAAATGTACCTAGCTCTTTTCAAAACTTTGTCCTCTTGATCAGTGGATAAGCCGAAAACAGCAGCAGCTAAAGTAGATACCAAAGCAGCTGGTGACAATTCAGCTTCTCCAACAAAACGGGTTTGAACTTGTTCGATTAAGAACTTGGTCACGTGATAGGATATGACATTAGAACCAATAAAGAAAAGGATCGAATAGACAATGGTAGCCTTGTACACAACAGCATTAAAAATGTTCTTAGTAACGTAAGCGACCTTGTCCAAGTCGAAGAACCGTAACATGGAACTGATAAGAAAAGACTTGATGCGGTCCATGAATCCTTTAAAGACATCGGTGATCAGACTCATAATACCTGAGACGGCATCCCAAACCTTAGAGACTGCTCCTCCAATGACATCGAACAATTGTCCGCTTTCACCGAATTTCACACCCATATTGAACAAGTCTTTGACTCCGTCCAAAAAAGGAATAGAACCTTCTCCAACAAATGTAACTTGGGTTTTGAATCCATAGTCTCCATTGAGTCCGATCTTACTGCGTACCAGGTACAACCAAGCAAAATACTGTTCATTCCCTTCGAGAGGAAACTGTTCAGCATCTTGCATGTTAGAGGCATAAATCACATAAGGATTCCACGCAACGTCATGAAAAGCAGCCTTTCGGCTAGCCTTCGTAAGAACTGTATCTGGCATACTTTTCTGCAAATTTAGCGACACAACGGCCGATTCAATCACCTTCTTCAAGTTGATTTTGAAATTCGCAGACGGCCCATCATCCAACAACGCAAACTGCCAATCTGGCAAAGCATAAGCGGGTGAAGGGTCAGTAATGTTTGGTGGGGGGCAGGGGTGAGCACGGAACCATTCACGGTCACGTACAGGCACATCTTCAGATACCGATTCAACATTGTCAATAAAAGTCATGGAAGCTTGCAAAATGTCGCCTGAGCGGACACCTCGTACGAAAGCATCAAAAACTCCTCTCTCGATGTTAATTCGGGTTGACCCAGTCGCTTTGCGACTATCGATCTCCTCCGATTCTCCAACAAACAGTGGTTTCTTGCACACAATAACGTTCTTGTCCTTAGACCACAAAGGAAAAGTTTCCTTCAGTTCGTCAAACATGAACGCGGCACGGCGGGGATACATCGGCAGTATTCTCCGCGATGATCCCGGGCGCTTCTTGACGCGCAAGGGGGCTCTAATGTTACCACAGGGGCGAGACTTGAGAGCTTCAGTCTTCTTTTGTCCGTTGACTTCAATCTGAGCGTACCCAGATTGGTCCTCCTCCACGGCGAGGGGGTTCCAGTAGTTAAAAGCAATGAGAGAA